GTCCGGAATCTCGTCGTCGAGGGAACGCTCCTGGTATGTCTCCTTGGAAGTGGTCGCATCCGGAATCTCGTCCTCGATGGAACGCTCCTGGTATGTTTCACCGTTAGTGGTAACGTCCGGAATCTCGTCCTCGATAGAACGGTCATCATAAGCTGATGCTTGGGCAGAGCCGGACATTTCGCTTTCATCCGAACGGCCTTCATAGGCGGACGCTGCACTTGTGGCATCCGGAATTTCGTCCTCGATAGAACGCTCCTGGTATGTCTCCTTGGAAGTGGTCGCATCCGGAATCTCGTCATCGATAGAACGCTCCTGGTATGTTTCACCGTTAGTGGTAACGTCCGGAATCTCGTCCTCGAGAGAGCGGTCGTCATAAGCTGATGCTTGTGCAGAGCCGGACATTTCGCTTTCATCCGAACGGTCTTCGTAGGCTGACGCCGCACTTGTGGCGCCCGGAATCTCGTCATCGAGGGAACGACCTTCGTAGGCGGCCGATGCAGACATCTCGGTGGCCGTTGCGTCTTCACCGCGCAGGCATAGAGGGCCTTGGGACGGGAAAGAATTGGTGGAACCTTCCTTGGCCCTGCTCTTCGAGGCTGCAAGACCGTCATCGGCTGGCTGGGCGTGATCAGCCGCGCGGTCACTGAACGTCTCACCGGAGCTTTCACCGCCTACATTCCCGGCATCGGTCTGGCGAGCGTCGTAACGGGAGGTGCTGACCTCGGGTATCTCGTCCTCGATGGAGGGGTCGGCATAGTCGTTTTCGGGCACGATGAAGCGTTCCCGCTGATCGAGGATATCGACGGCGTAGGCGAGGCAGCCCGCGGCGTTTGAACGGTGGGACTCGGCCGCACTGGCGGCCGGAGTGGTGGACAACCATGCGGACGTGACCGCCTCGACGAGGAAAATGTGAAGCTGGGACGTGAGGAGCGGTGATACCGCCGCGTCGGCACGGGTGTAATCGGTGAACTCGAACCGGACCTGGGTGTCGGATATGACGGCAGTGACACTATGGCTGCTCTTGAGACGACGGTGCAGCGCACCCTCCGCCTCGCTGACCGTCTGCGAGAGATAGAGCCGGAGTACCGCGGCGTTGTCGGCCGTGGCAACCACCTGCGCATAGGCGTCGGAAGCACGCCCTGCCATGGCCGTCAGCGTGTACACCTGACTGAGTACATCGGATATGGTGATCGTTATCTGCATAATATCTTACTGCGTTCTTTAGCCATTTTGACGTATTCGTTGAAGGAATTCTCGTACTCCTTCTTCAAGTCCCGCTTGCGGGAAGCATAGGGGTTGAAGTCGGCCACCTCGCGGATGGTCCAGCTCCAGTCGCCACGGAAGGTGACGGCACGGTCGTCGATGTACACGTCGGCGATGGGTTTGCCTGGATTGGCTCCGGCGGGCTGCGAGGGATTCTCGTTGATGGCGTCGTAGGGAATCTTGTGTTCCTTGAGCCATGCCTTGAGAGCGTCGGTGGCCGAACGCGTGGTGAAAATGATGAGGGTGTATCCGTGACTACGGAGTACCTCCATGGCTTCCTTAGCCCCCTCGACGGGTTCGCCAAAGACATCCTCCTGGAATGTGTCGGTGCACTGCGCGATGCAGCCATCGAAATCGATGCAGACGGTTTTCTTCTTCATAGACATTTAATTTTGGGCAAATATAATCGGATTGGAGGGAGGCGGGGCGATATAATGAACGTCGGTTTTCATTTTATATGAATCGGGGCGCGCGGGCGCGTATTTTTGTCGGCATAAGAAACCCGAAATATGCCAGAATTTGATAGAATCAACGATTCGCTGCTGTATGACCGGAGGAACTTTGACGGACAGAGACGGTGTGAGCAGTGGCTGCAGGTGGCTTACAACGCCCACTGCAGGCTGGAACCGTTCCGCAAAATGAGGGCCAAATGCAAGGCGTTCGCCTACGGCAAGCAGTACGAAAAGACGACCATCACCTACAACGGCCGGACGATGACCAAGGAGCAGTACCTGAAAGAGAGGGGCATACCCGCCCTGCAGACGAACATCCTGGGGAAGATAAAGCGCGTGGTACAGGGGCAGTTCCGCTCGGACAGCGCGACCCCGGTGTGCAGCGCGACAGACCCGAACGAGAAGGAGTATGCGGAGGTGTGGTCGAGCCTGCTGCAGCAGAACATGCACATGAACCGCCGCGACGAGAAGGACGCGCGCACCTTTGAGGAATACCTGATGAGCGGCCTGCCCATCTACAAGGCGACATGGGCGCGACGCAGGGGGAAAGAGGACGTGTGGGTGGACTACGTGAACCCCTGCATCTTCTTCTTCCCACACACACTGGACTTCGACCTGGAGGACATCCGGTTCTGCGGCATGCTGCATGACTTTGACTTCACGGACATCCTGGCCCTCTTCTCGAAAAGCCCAAAGGACAGCAAAAGGCTGGCGGAGATCTACCAGCACTGCCAGGACATGGAATACGTGGCCTCGCAATACAGCGTGGACACCCGCACCAGTGAGATGGAGGACACCTCGTTCTTCTGGCCCGCGGAGTACGGGAAATGCCGCGTGATCGAACTGTGGACCAAGGAACGGCGGGAGGCGTGGCTCTGTCACGACCCCATGGAGAGCGAGCCTTACTTCGTGCCGCTGAACCAGAAGAAGGACATAGAGGCCCTGAACGCGCAGCGGCTGGAGCTGAACATCAAACGCAACCCTGACGGCAGCGCGATGACGGACGAGAACGGACAGGTGATGACCTTCATCGACCCGGACACGTATGCCAAGGAGTCATTAATCACCTACGAATGGAGGATTGAGACGTACTGGTACTATAGATACCTCTCGCCGGACGGTTTCGTACTGGAGGAGGGTATGTCGCCCTACTGGAACGGCGCGGAGAGCTTCCACCCGTTCATCATGAAGCCGTACCCCTACATCGACGGGGAGTTCCACCCGTTCATCTCGGAAATCATTCCCTCGCAGGAGTACTTCAACTACTACATGGTGGCCCTGGACTTCTACATCCGGAACGCGGCGAAGGGCGTGCTGATGATTGACGATCAGTCACTCTCGGAGAAGATGAACATCGAGGAGATAGCGGAAAGCTACGTCCGGACCAACGGTGTAATCATCTACACCTCGAAGAACCGGGGCGAGAAACCTTTCACGGCCACGGCATCGAGCATACCCGGCGGATTTGACTACATCATACAGCTGAGCCGTACGATGGTGGACGACGTGAGCGGCGTGCAGCCCGCCCTGCAAGGCAAGGGTCAGGGCAGCGAGAGCGGGGTGCTCTACCAGGCGAAGGCGACGCAGGCCAGCTACTCGATCCTGGACCTGATAAAGACGTACGATTCCTTCCTGGAAATGGTGGCCTACAAGGTGGTGAAAATCATGCAGTGCTTCTATACAGGACGGAAGATGGTGAACATCAGTGGGGAGGCCATCCCCTATGACCTGGACACCATCACGGACGTGGACCTGGACATCAGCATCTCGGAGGGCGCGAACAGCCCCGTCTACCGCGCACTGAGCAACCAGCTGTGCTGAACGAGGTGCAGAAGGGCACGATGCCGCTGAGAGCCGCACTGGAGGCGGGCGACTTCGCCAACAGCTCGAAGATCATCGCCGTGCTGGACCGCTATGAGAGACAATTACAGGAACAACAACGGCAGACGCCCACACAGACGCCCGCCGCCCAATAGTGAAGGCCTATGAAGCTGAATGAGGACAACCTATCGAACAACCTTGTGCAGGGCGGCACCTCGATTGTGCTGTCTGCCTATTTACAGACCGTGTATATGGAAATGCTCCCTTGGTTAGTGGCAGCCGTCCCCCTGCTGATAGGGGACTTGTACTTCGGGGTGCGCGTGATGATGCGCCGCCGCGAGAAGGTGCGGCTCTTGAAGGCCGTATCGATGACGCTGGACAAGGCATTCTCGTACGTATGCTGGGTGCTGATATCCACGACTCTGAGCGTGGCATTCAGCGCAGACACGATCAAATATGTGATCCTGGCATTCATCTACTTCCGTGAGGTGGTGAGCTGCTTCCGCAACTACTTCAACGCAAGGGGATATGATGTGGACGAGAGGGGCCTGTTCAAGCTGATATGGCGGAAGATATTCAACGACGGCGAGGCACTGGCTGATGAGGCCAGCCACCTCGTGAAAAAAGACAAGGAGGAGGAAAGAAATGGATAATGTGGACACCATCATCGTGCACTGCTCGGCGACCCCTGAGGGACGCGACATCAAGGCGAAGGACATCGACGCCATGCACCGACAAAGGGGATTCGACATGATCGGATACCACTACGTGATAGACCTGGACGGGACCGTGGAGCCGGGACGGCCGGAATACATGACCGGGGCGCACTGCCAAAACAAGGATGACAAAGGGGTATCGTACAACCGACACTCCATCGGCATCTGCTACGTGGGCGGCACGGACAGCCACGGAAAAGCCAAGGACACGCGCACGGACGCGCAGAAAAGGGCCATGGCCGTGCTGATAGAGAAGTTGTGCCGGAAATACAACATCCTGGAGGTGCTGGGGCACCGCGACACCTCGCCGGACAAGAACGGCAACGGGGAGGTGGAGCCGGAGGAATGGACGAAGATGTGCCCCTCGTTTGACGTAAGGGCGGAGTACACAACCTTCTTGAAACCCATTATCGTAAGATGAAAAGACTGGCAGGCACATTCATCCTCTGCGCCCTGACGGGGGGAGGATGCGGCAGCGGGAAGAGCGTGGTGTACGTGCCCGTGAAGGAGACCGAGGAGACCGTGACGGAGATACACGACACAACCACGGTGGAGAAACTGGTGCCCTACCACTCGGAGAGAGTGACGGAGGAGGACTCGAGCCGCCTGACGAACCCGTACGCATGGAGCGTGGCCCGCTGGGACGGGGAACGCCTGCACCACACACTGGGCATCTGGCCCGACGCGGGGGTGACGGTGAGAATCCCGGAGAGGACCGTCACGAAGACGACGGTGAAGGAAGTGCCCGTGGAGGTGAGAGTGGAGGTGGAGAAGAAACTGACGCTGTGGCAGAAATTCCTGCTGGCGGCCGGAGGCCCGGCCCTGCTGGCCTGCACGGCGGGAGCCCTCTACACGGCATGGAAGAAACGGAAAGGATAGAAAAGGCCATCTGTACTAATTTGCCATAAAAAGCGGGAAGGAATGACGCCCCCGCGCGAAAGAAGGGACCTACCCATCACGGGCAGGCCCCTTCGCCATTTTTAAAATCCTCAAAAACAAAACACACAAACTAAACTAAAACAAAAAACAACTATCATGAAATCAAACGACAATCAAGACGATGGGATGAGGCCTTTGACAAACTCGGCGGCCTCGGACCGGGTAAGGTAAGTGGAGGCGATATCACGACCCAGCGCGTCGGCCACGGCACGGTCAGCCACCAGCTCGGGCAAGAGGAATGACTCCTCGGAGAAAGGCCGCGAGGTGACCTCGTTGGGCTCGGCCAGGAAATTGATGCGCCGCCAGCAGGTGAGGTCGGTCCACAGGGCCAGGGTGGGCCCGACGAAGACCCACGTCTCGCTCTGGGCGGTGTAGACGGACACGAAGGTGAGCTTCATGCCCAGGCGGCGGTACTCCAACGGGCAGGCGGTGACGGCCGTATCGAGGGAGAAACGGTCAGTGCCGAGGCGCATGACCACTGGAGGATCGACGGTGTCGCACCGCGCCTGGAAGGACCAAAGCGTGAACCCATCGACATTGACCAGCGCACCACGGTGGTAACGACTGCCATCGACATGGGTGGCGAAGCCTACCTGATAGGGTATGCGCCGCCAGACGGGAAAGTAGACGTAGGCATCCTGGGTATGGTTGTTGCTGACATTATACTCGGTGAGCAGGAAGCGGTCGAAAAGGCTGATGACATTGGCCGTGAGGTCATAAGTGCCCAGAAGGGAGGACATATCGTTCCACCCCTCAGAGAAGCCGGAAGGCACGTAAGGGGGCATATAGAACATGTACGGCACTGCAGCATCGAGCTGCCCCACGAAGGCCCAGGAGGGCTTGTCGACCCCCTCGGCGGGGAGCAGATCGGGAGAAGCGAAATGGCCCGCATAGTTGGTGTTAAACAACGGTATGCTGC